GAGCACGGTTGACCATAAAGGCTTTGTAGTCTTTATAATCACCGTCAAAAACATTCTTCTTGGTTTGAAGAATGGACGGAACAATTTCTTTGAATAAATCGGGCATTATTCACCTCTGATTTGTTCGTTTCGTTTCAATACCTTTTGAAGAATAGGCATTTCAACGGGAGAGAAATTAAGTAATGCATTAACATCTTTAGGGAAACACATTCCACCAAAACCAAATTCACCATCGGGTCCTGGCACTTGCATATGAGACTCACCAATACGTTCATCTAGTATCATCATGTCTTTGACTTTATCATAATTAATACCCAATTGTTTAGATGTCTGATAAATCTCATTCATAAATGAAACCTTGGCAGCTAGAAATGCATTGGTCGCATACTTCAACATTGCAGCTTCTTCCAAAGAAGAATAAACTTCTTTTGCTTCATTAATACCACATGAGGCATCTTTAATAACTCTTGCTGCTTCACGTTGATAAGCCATTGTAGTGCCACCTAAAACGATGTACTTAGACCTAGCATAATCTATTGTGGCATTTTGAGCAGTCAGAAACTCAGGAGAATAAACCAAATTAGGCATAACTTTGCCCCAATTGGTATAAAACTCTGGTGGTGCAGTTACTTTACTGATGACAGGATTCTTGTATTTCATACTATAAAGTTTATCAATCACTTCATGTACAGGTCCTGTATCACAAGAACCATCTGAATCCATAGGACTTGGCACACAAACAAAGACTGCATCAGTTACTTCCAGTTCTTCATATGTTGCATTGTTCTTTTCTGGATCAATATCAATAATGTATCTGCCAGTCATCCAATCATCATACGCATTTGAAATGGCTTTACCCACAAAGCCTAAGCCAATGATACCTATCTTCATTTGAACTCACAATCTACCATGATTTCTGTTAGACAAGCAATCATATTGATTTCATGGTCTGCAACAAACGCTGCCTGATGTTGATACTTAGCCAAATGTAAGACCAATTGAGGAACAGAATTAGGTTGGAGAAGTTCATACAGACCATCATATAGTTTACGATAAATTTTAGTTGGATCATTGTCCAGATTGTTAGTGACCCATTTGCGAGCGTTTGCAAAGTCTTTGGACTTCAAGGCCTTGATAAGGTCTGTTAACTGCACATCGGAAACTGATGCGAGAAGACCTTTATCAATTCTACCACCAACACTATACCGCTGAAGCTCGTTAAGAATACGGCGATTATCAGGGAAATGCTTAGTAATAATTTCCGCAACCACTGGTTTATCATACGTCACACCTTCTTTTTCTAAGATATACTCAACACGTTTGAAGAAGGCTGATGCCATCTTTGCTTTAGAACCATTGAGTTTGAAGTCAATACAGGTGCAACGTGAGTGAATTGCATCCATGATTCTGTTCTTAAAGTTACATGTAAAGATGAAAGAACAATTAGAAGCATACTCCTCAATCACTCCACGAAACGCAGGTTGAGTTGAATTTGGATTTAGATAATCTGCCTCATCAATGATAACAACTTTGCGGCCACCCATCAAGGAGACAGATGATGCATAGTTCTTAATCTTGTTCCGAAGGACATCAATGCCAGAGTCATCTGAGCCATTGATTACAATGTAGTCACAACCGACTTCTTCACAGAGAGCCTTTGCAACTGTGGTTTTGCCAACGCCAGCAGAACCAGAAAGCAAGAGATTGGGAATCTCTTTACGATTTACATACTCTTGGAAAGTTGCTTTCAAAGAGTCAGGAAGTATACAGTCTTCAATTGTTTTCGGACGATACTTCTCCACCCACAAAATGTGTTCGCTCATTCAAAAACCTCATAATATAATAAAAATTCATTGTATCACACTTTACGCCAAATGTCATTCTCTTTGACATAAAGTTTACCATCAGGACCAGGCACAATATTCACACTTACTTCTTTTTTTGTGCCTTCCACATATTCATCACCAAATCCAATAAGATAAAGTGAATTTGATTGTCGTGGTTTTAGTGTACCGTATGTTGTGGATAACTGTAACATACGTTTACTTTCAAGTTGTGCTTCCAACTCTTTTGTTGGTAACTCATCTTGTTTGTATACAATACGTTCTTTTGCTTCTTTATAACTTGCAACACCTATTGCAAACATACCGGCAAGTCCTAATGTTTTAGCAAAGGACCTCCTGGTATTATTTTGCATTTTTAGTTGTCTTCTTTGCAGGTGTTTTCGCAGGAGTTTTCTTAGCTGCAGGTTTGCGTTTAGCTTTTGGTGCAGGTTCAGTAACAGCTTCTACTTGTGCATGTACAAATGTAACAGGTTCATCTACAACAGGTTTAATGCCTGTTAATGAAGCATCCACAGTTGCAACAGGAATTGTTACTGTGGATTCGGTCTTTGTGGCTGCAACAGGTGTTTCCATGGCTGTCTTAACAAGTTTTTGTTTTTCTTCATCAACAGTTTTTTGTGGAGGTACAGTTACTGTTTTTAATTTTAGAAAATTGGCAATCTTACTTAACATCTTTAATCCCTTCTATTAATGCTTCGAGTTCTTTGAATTCGGCTACTTCTTCAGGTAAAGATTGGTTATACTGAATTTTGGCCATTTTACGGATGATTTTCTTTGGTATCTTCAACTCATCATTTGCAAGAGCAATGATATCACTCATGGATTGAGTGTTTGCTTTTTGGCGTGTCATATTGAACACCAATTCGTCAATGTAACCTTTGAGCGCTTTCAATTGTTTTTCGTCAAAGTCACCAAATAAGGTTTGTACCTTATCAACCATATTACACCTTACTTTCTTTAGATTCGAAAGCAATCCAATACTGAATGTCTTCTTTAGCGTTCTTGAAATGTCCTAGACCTTTGAAAGAAATTTGAACGTCATAAGCACCAGGAATCATTTTGAAGTTTTCTGTTTTGAATACTACACGATATTTTTTGCCATTACCTTCACCAACTTGAATTGAATTGGTGTGTTGTGCATCATCGTTTGCATCAAATGTGACAAGATTAATGCTTTCTCCATCTGATTCAACAGCAATGTGTGGAGAAGATAGAACACTTGCAGCTCTCATAATCTCAGCAAGATCCAATTCAGTCATTGTGAAACTACAATCAACATGATTCAAACTGATAGTCTTATCTGGAGGAGTAACAATCATGTTCTTGGCAGTCATGCGATATTTAATCTTGCTGCGGTCACCTTTGAATGTAACATTAGAATCATCAAACTCCAATTCTACGCCATTCTTGAACAAAGAATGTACGGACAAGAATTGATTCAAGTCATATACACAGAAGTCCTGAGGGAACTCATCTTTGATTGTTGCCTGTGCAAGGACAGTTTTACCGGCCGATACAGTAGTCAGTTTGTTGCCTTTCTTGAATTCAATACCTTGATTGATTCCAGAAAAGTTTTTTAACACACTTAGTGTCTCATTTGAAAGTTTCATTTCACATCTCCATTATCTAAAGAATACATTATATCATGTTCATATAAAAACATCAAGCAGCACATAGCATGTGCCAAGTGATGTATACCAGATTCAGAATCGATTTGTTCGCCTTGTTTCCAAGCCCAAACATGTCTTTGTAATGCATCAAAATACCTACGTTTAGAATCTGGTACTTTTTTCCAATTGTCACGTTCATATTTCTGTGCACCGAACGTGAGAACCTTAACAGTTTCTTCTAGTGCAAGTGGTGGTAAAAGGCCGTACTCCAATTTACCATTGTCAAATTTACGGCCTTTCTCCATCACATTTCTCCAACATAGTTTGCAACAGCAGGCATATCACCGTGGAAATGATATGTACCAATGTGTGCAGTACGCATCCAAGGACACAACCAAATTTGTCCGCCAATTTTACGCCACATTTGACAGAACATATAATCTTCCGACAAATAACGGTCTGTACCACCACCAGTGATAGAATCTTTACTATCAATAACTGTATCAAAGAAAGCATGAATGTAACGTGAACCATCAAAGTTGGCTTGTCCAACGTGGTCTGGTTTGTAACGAATCATTGGATATGCTTCTTCCATCTTAGAGAACACTTCACGTTTCACCATCATAAATCCTGTACCAATTTCTAGTACATCTAATGGTTCTGTAACGTTGAATTGTGCAGTACCTTTAACAGGATTAAACACAAAGTCTCCAACAACTTTCTCAAGTGTCTGTGGTTCAATGTCAGGATTCTTTTTAAGTGCTGCAACAGCAGAACGCCACTTGATTGCTTTCTTAGGATAAGGACCACCGATAACATCTTTATCCAATGCCAACATAGCAATAACATCTTGTGGATTAAAATTAATGTCGGAGTCAATAAACAACAAATGTGTGCACTCGGAACGGTGAATAAACTCGTCAACCAAATAGTTACGAGCTCTTGTAATTAGGGACTCATTGAAAAGGAATGAGAATTTGACTTGAATGCCGTATTGCATACAAAGACCTTGCAAGTCTAAACATGCTTTCATGTAAAGACCATGATTTTGCCCACCATACATTGGTGTTGCAACGAAGATACTATACTTTCTTAGTTCTTCTGTTTTAATTGAAATTTCCATGTAGACTCCAAGATATAAAAAAAGGGGAACCGACTAGCGGTTCCCGTGTCTGCAATTAAGCAGTAAAAGAATGACCTGCACTCAAAGCAGATTTAATCATAGCCTTAGTTGGTGTTCCCAAACGGTAGTAAGAAATCTTACGACCATCTTCAAGGATACGTGTGTTTGTGTAAATGCAATTGCCTTCTTGACGTAGTTCGTCAATACGAGCCGCAACGTTACTGATACCAAAACGAACTTGTGCTTGCTTGGTAGTAAATGTGTTGTAACCACTTGTTTTCTTCAAAGTGTTCAACATACGTGTTTTTGCGGATAATTTGCTCATAATATAACTCCTAATAAAATAAAAAATTCCTAGTTTTGCGTCACTAGAATCACTATCATACACTTATGTATATGATATGTCAAGCATAATTGTGGTATACTTGACTATCTGCCAACCTGTGGCAAATATTTGGTCTTGGTTTCGTTCCAAGTCAAATAAATTAGGTCATCATAGAATAGGTTTTCATATGATACCGTATTTTTCTTTTGTAATTGCCTGATGCGGCCTTTAGCGTATTTGGTTTTCCAAATGGTAGTCAATGCTTCTTCACTTGTATCAAACGATTTTACCAAGGCATCATCACCGATTTCTTTGCGGAGATATTCATTGGTATTATCGTACAACGGAGAAAAGTAAATACCTCGTTGATGTTCAGTACGGATAAGTTCTTTAGGTATACCAAGTTTGGAATATGCAAAGTTCAATGAACGATTTTTGTGGTCACGTTTCAGTGGAAGTCCTTGTGTGTTCTTGGCATCCCACCATTCAAAGTATTTTC